AGTCCAGTTTATATTGTCGTAATTATCTCTGTAACTCATCTCTTGCTTCCTTATTCATTTCTTCTGCTATTTTCATATCACTTTCTAAAAGTGCTAATTCTTTTTTTGCATTAGACCTTGCTTGGCTTGATTGTGCTTCTGTCATTACTTTATTGCCAGATGCTCTTTCTCTTGCTTGTATATCTGCTAGTTTACCTTGTTGTTTTAATTCTTCTTTAGCCATCTCTGTTTGCATTTTCTGTGCAGCAATTCTTTCAGCTTCTGAAGGTTGTGGACCAGCTTGTAATGCTTGTTGAGCTTGTTGTGTTAGTTGTGCTTCTGTTCTATCTATCACATCCTCAAAAGTTCTACCTACTTTCCATGCACCCATTAAAAATCGTAATGCTTGAAATGCTAATGGTGTTAGTGCAGGTGATTGATTTGCTATACCTATAGCTTGTTGTAAATATGCACCAAAAGATGATAAAAACTCTATTCTAGTCTTTTTTTCTTCTTCTTCGTCTGTAAAAATAGTAGCATCTGATTCTATATCTATACTATAACCCCTTAATTTATCATCACGCATTATTTGCATCATTTCTGGTGTAATAGTAAGAGCTGTCATAGCTGCTAATGTTTCTGGTTCATAGTGTTCTGCTATAATTTCTGCTTTTATTCTAAATAAATCTCTAATATATTCAGCTATTTCAGATTGTTTTTTACGCATACGCATACTGCCAAATTGTGCTTTTAATTGTTGTGCTGTAGCAGTTTCACTAGCTTTTGTAGAACCTCTAATAATATCTGATATGCCTGTTATTTGATATATTGTGTCTAAAATTTGGTTTCTTTGTTGATATAAACCAGCTAAAACTTGTCCAATAGGTGCTATATCTTCTTGTTGAAATACTTGCTGTAATCCACCTTTTGCTGATAATTGTGCAAAATTTTCTGAGGGTACAAAATCATTATCACCAGCATCTGCTAAATGTGATAATTCTGGTACAGAAGCATCATATATACCCCTTCTTTTTAATCCTTCTATTAAATTACTTATTCTTGTTGTAATTCTATCTAGTTCATCAGCTTGGTCTTGATACAAAGTAAACTCTGGTATAGGAACATTTGTTTCATTTGTTCTTATAGCTACTAATGAATCAGGGCATGGAAAAAAATTTTCTAGTTCATAAGGGTCATCATCTTCTGCTAAGACTTCATTGTACCCTCTTGATATAAAAAATCTTTTACTGGAATATTTATCCCAGATTTCCCATACCTCTGCTCTGGAGAATATCTCAGAATATTCTTCTTGATAGCCTTCTGTAGGCTCTGGAGACCAGTTTAAAGGTACATTTTTAGCATTTTTAAAGCCTTTTTCTATTAATTCATCTCTGGTTAATAAATGCCTTCTTGCCTTCCAATATACATCTTCTGGTCTTTTTGCTGGACTTTCTCTGTAATCTTCCCAGTTTACATAATCAAAATAACATCTTTGGTCAGCTATGCGTTCTTCTTCTTGGTCTATCATAACCATATTGCCAAATTCATCTAAGGATTCTACTTGTATTTTTTCTTTTACAAAAATAGGTTCATATACTACCCAAACTACCCCTCTACCAGGTAATAAATAATCCTCTATAGCTGCTTTTATTGGTTTATCTGCTGAATATACTTCATTTCCGTATTGTAATGCTCTTTCTAGTACAATAGCTGTTTGTCTAGTTATAGGGTTATTGTCATTGTATCTTCTGCGTACATCTGCTTTAGGCATACGAGCAAATAATGCACCTTTCATAGTTTCTGTGTTAGACCATAAAATATTAAATTGTTTCGTTAGACTAGCATTATAACCATCTGTTTCTCTTTCATCTCTGTATCGTGCTACAACAGCTCTACCTCTTTCTCTCCAATCTTTTTCTGATTGGTCAGAGCTATCAAGTTCCATCTGCCAGTATTGAGCAGTACCTTGTAGTTTTACTGTTTCTTTTCTAGTTTCTGCCATTAATTACCCATCATCATTTGATTTTTTAGCATCTGTAATCTCATAATTTCTTCATCTATTTGTTCTGGGGTCATAGGTGTTCCCATAGGACTTATTTGTTCTTGTTGTGTCATAATAGGTGCTGTACTATCTACAGGAGGAGCTAAAAGACTATCTACAGGAGGTATAGGTGCTGCTCTCTCCATAGGAGGTGCTAAAAAACTATCCATAGGAGGTGCTAACATACTTCCTGTTACATCATTATATTGAGACATATCTGCACCAGGTGGTATTACTGTAGGACCTGTTGTGTAATCAGCAGGAAATTCAGATTCTGGCATTGTTGTATTGTTATCTGCCATCATCATATTCATATTATTTTGCCTTAACCCTTGAATTATCATTAATCTTTTTTCTTCTTCTGTCATGGGTCTATTGTATATTCTTGGGTCTATTTGCATAATTATATCCTTTTCTCTGGTTTGTTGCGTTGTTCTCTATCGTGCATATCCATCATTTCATCTAGTGTAGGAGTACGCAGTAATTCTTTCATAATATCTGGTTCTTTTTCTTTTGGTTTTATATTTTTATACGACATAGCTAAATACCTAAAACTATCGGAGAAATGTGAACTCCAATTATGTAAAGGATTTCTTTTAAATACTCTTTTCACATCATCCCATTCTCTTTGATAATTTCTCAAAGCATTAATACCATTTTCACATCTCTTAACATCAAAATAACAATTTTGCAACAATAATCGTACAGCATTAATTCCATCATCAACTTTATGGTTAGGAACTATGCGTGGTCGTCTACCCATATTAATTAAAGTTTCTGCTCTTGTTCTACCTGTTCCAAGCTCTCTTACTTTAGCATCATGTGGTAGGTAATCATCACCCCAGTATTCTATTTGCATCTCATCCATAACTTTTACATAATGGTCTAATCCCACTCCTGCACTTTCATAACAATCAAATATTCTGATTTCACCCATTGTAACTTGGAAAAACCATAAAGCACAACTATCCGATATTCCTAAATCCCATGCTACATGAACAGGTAAGCTAGGGTCTCTTTCTACTTTTGTAATTCTACCTTCTTGTTCTGCTTCTATAATTAAATTACCATAATAAGAACCTTTAATGGCGGCAGACCAACTACATTCAAATTCTTGCATATATTCATCTTCGCCCATTTGTTTTTTTGCTGCTTCTAATTCTTTAGCATCTACTACACCTGTTTCACTTGCACGATAGATTGCTCTATGCCATTCACTATCATGTTTTGCATCTTCATATAATTGCCAGAATTGATTTCTACCTTTTGGTGTTCCAATAAATATTGCCCAACCTTTTCTATCTGTTAACGCAGGTCGTATCACTTCACTCCACATTCTAGGAGACATATCAGCATACTCATCTAAAACACATCCATCTAAGAAAATTCCACGAAGGGCATCTGGGTCATCTCCTGCACCATACAGTCGTATACGACTACCATTTAATAAATCTACTCGTAGTTCGGATTGGTTTATTTTTGTACCAGGAATATCTTTTGTATAATATAATAAATAATCCCAAGCCACAGCTTTTGCTTGTCGATAGTATGGTGCTATGTATGCAAACCTGCCATCATTTCTTTCTGTTTTTATTTCTAATGCTTTGCGTAAAATTTCTGTAATTGCATATACAGATTTACCCCATCTTCTGTGTGATACACAAATTTTAAATCGTTTATCATTTTTATGTAAGTCTGCCTGTTGTGGTCTTGGTGTGTATGGTATAGTAATGTGCATTATACCTCATCCCCCCATACATCCCAACCTTCTACTTTCTCTCTAGCAAATAATTCTATTCTTGGTAAATCTCCACATAAATCAATTATTCTATTTCTAATTTCGTTAGGTTTTTTTGAATGTATTGTTCTATCAGCTAATAATAAAGATTTAACATTGTTTAATTTTTTTATATTTTTTAATTTTCCTTTTAGACCAATCAAACAAAGTTCACTAGACTTCATAGTATATTTACCAAGATTATAATAAAATTTTTTATTTTTTGTTTGTTTTACCCATACAAACCCAACAGTAGCAAACTTAAAACCCCATGAATTAATAATATCAAAAGATTTATCTAAATGGCTATCTACAACCCACATAAATAACAAAGCATTATCATTTGTTATTTTTTTTACTGGAATATTACAAATGCTTTTTATTGACATAGTTTTATATCTATCTTCAACTTTATTTCCAAAACCTCTATTTGAATCTTGATATTTATGACCAGTAAATGCATATGGTGGGTCAGCATAAATAATATTATATTTTTTATCTGGTAAATTATTTGGTGTGTAAGGAATGGTTATATGCATAGGGAACAGGTTACCATTTCTTACACGACCAGTATCGAGCTGTAAGTTTACTTGGTGGAGATGTATCGCACTTATGTCTAGCTCTAAAACTATCTCTATTTTTTTTTATATTTTTTTTTATTCTCATATTAGGGTCGCCAAATCGTATAAGTTTTGTTTGTCCATTAGCTCTTGCTAGTACAGCAAATTTTTTACTTTTGTTTGGA